CTTGTATTGTCTCCTCACATTATCTCCCTTCTATTGTAATTGCATTATAGCACAAAAAGAAGATAATGTCAAGCGGTAAAAAAAAGGAAATAACAAAAATTTTAATTAAGTTATTCCCCTTTCATTTTACTTTTTATAAATGTTAATCTTTTGAATTTGTAATTAATGGTAAACAAATTACACATACAGATTGTCCTGAACTATTACCGTTACTACCTTTAGATGTAATTCTTTGAGTTGTATGCTCTTCTCCTGCAACTGGACAATAATTAATTGATATAGCACTCATAAATCTATGTAATAAATCATTCCCGTTAACCCAACCTCTAGTATATCCTAGATGGGTAGAATTAGTTAAATTAGGATTCCAAGACCATTCACCGCCACCATATCCCCAACCTGAGAAAGACATAAATGTAATTGCTATACAAGGATATTTATTTCTAAATGTTAAAGTAATTGAATCACTATTATATTCTACTTGATATTTTTCAAGTGCAGATATTTTCTGAACTATATCATTAAAATTTAAATTTGAACCATTAATTATTAAATCTTCATTTATTTTCATAATATAACACTATTATTTTAGTGTCAACTCTTTTGTCAAATTATTCAACACGTTTCCACATATAAACTACTAGGTATGGAGGCATATTAGAAACAACTTGAGTTCTAGGTTGATAAAGATTTTGTGCAGTTGCTTCTGGAGTATTGTTAATTTTATTTCTATTCGGAGCTTTTAATGTATCAGTTCCGTAATTAATAGAATAGTTCCAACCAAATGTTGACCAGTTACCAAATGTACTATCAACTAGGAATGGCAACTTATGTTGGTGAGTTGCAGAACCACCTGTATCTCCAGCATTGTAATTTTCTCCTGAACCTAATAAAAAAGTATCTTCTATTTGTTCCCACGTGCCTCCAAATAAGGTAGCAGGATTTGTGGAATTAACACTCATATAAATTGAGCCTATTGGATAAACTAAATCTAAATATGAGTTCTTCAATATATCTAAGTTTATTTTCATAAGATTTGACAATTTAATATCTAAGTAATCTTAAACGGTTCTATGCCAACAGATTACCCCATAGTAATATGGATAGTATGGTTGCCCTCCGCCAGTGCTTCCTACATATTCACTAGAGTAATAAGGACCTCCTGAGTTACCACCACTTTTTAACCAAGCCGTACCTCCATTTGTTGACTGGTCAAATTTTACACTATGCGTATGACTAGGCATACTTGTAACTGGTATTTTATGGCTACTTGATGTTCCACCATAATTACCAATTGGTTGACCAGAATTAGTTGGAATATTTTTTAAATAGACATCCCCTTCTAGTCGAGACCAAGTCCCTCCAAATTTTATATTTGGATTAAATGTTGTATCTGTTGTAATATATAAAGAACCTATAGGATATATTAAATCTACATTTATTTGCATAAGATTACACCTCCACAAGAGATAGCAGATATTAAATGTCTGCCACCTCCATTCTTTGAAGAGTTGACGTTACTAAATAATAGCCAACCCTCCTTTCTTGTGAAGAGCAGAGATTTCTGCCCCCCCCCGATGTGAAGGATTTTATTTAATAAAATATTTTTCATAAAGTTTTATTGCGTTTTGCAATTCCGATTATGCTGTACGTCTCCAAACATAAGATGACTTAAGGTCATCTGCTTGCTGGTTAGGCTATACGCCTCCAGCAATAAACACCATAATAATAAGGGTAGTATGCGTTACCTCCACCTGTATTATCCATACTAGAGATAAGGTATCTTCCACCTCCGCTACCTGTTACTACCGAGAATCCATCTCCAGAAGATACATACTGATATTTAGTAATAGCAGCAGTTGTTCCACTTGCTGCGTGCTTATGTGCAGGCATACTATTAATAGGTATTTTATGCTCGCTTGACGTACCAGCATATTGACCAGGGTTGCTTGTCACTATTTTTAAATAAGCATCCCCAGTCAACTTTTCCCAGGTTCCACCAAAAAGGGTTCCTGGGTTTATTTCATTTGTTGTTAAATATAGCGAACCTACAGGGTAGGCTGCTAATAACATATTCGTGTTTATATTCATAAGATTCGTATCTAAATCTTCGTTAAAATATCGTTTAAAGGGTTATGCTGTTCTCTTGAACACATATACTCCATAATAATAAGGATAGTAAGCCTGTCCACCACCAGTAGAAGTTAAACAATCCTTTGTCCAACCTCTTGTTGTAGGTGCCCAGTCATTCCCAGTATTAGTAATAGGATAATTTTCGCCAGTATTAGCACCATAAAGATTATGTGTATGACTAGGCATACTACTTATTGGTATCTTGTGGTCTGCACTGGTTCCACCTAAAGAACCAGCATTTTGTGTTACTATCTTTAAATATGCGTCTGATGTAATTTGCTCCCAAGTTCCGCCAAAATATTTTGACGGATTGGTTGCGTTGACACTTAAATATATGCTACCGATAGGGTAGACAAAATCTGTGTTTACTATCATTTAATTCGCTTTTGCTCAGTTTAGTCAGCGTCGCTCTGTGATACTATTTATAACCAATAACTCTGTATATTTTTATATTTTCTTGATTCATTGTCTGAACAGAAGATGTTAATTGTGATGCTATATTATAATCGACTTTTAAAGTTTTTCCTGAAAATGAAATCCCTTTAGCATCCAAGAACATTACTTTATTAAATAAATATGAAGTAGTTAAACACATATTTCTGGTATCACTTAACTTAATTTTCGCACTGGTACCATAAAGCTGATACTGTGCAAAGAATACCTCTATATATGAATAATTTTCAACATTATCGTTTAAAGTGATGTTTCCTAAAGTTCCAGCAGAGTTTTCGTATAAAATAACCTTCTTTAATTTTTCAAGTTCATCGTTAATTCCACCTAAAGAAATGTTTGTATCACTAATAATTAAGTCCTTGTTTATCTTCATTTGAATCGGCATTATTTTGCCGTAAGACAATGTTATTATTTTTCTACAGGATTGGTTTTCTTATAACCAATTACCAAATAAGGTAAGAATAAACTTGTTGAGCTATTATTCCAAGTAATACTACCGCCAGTTTTTATTGAATAATGATAATTCCCTCCAACAGAATAGTGAGTGTCGTCAGTCCTTGAAAAATATCTCCAATCAACTGTTATTTCATTACCCCCGGATGCACCACAAGTCCTTAAAGTTCCCGCTGGAGATTCTCCTTTTGGTAACTTAACATAAGCATCGCTACCACCAGCATTTCTAAAATAAAACTCTAAGAAATCATAGTCATCACTAGATAATTCTATAGGTATTGAACTTGCGGCTTGAACATTCGGGTTACTATATAAAACAGTTCCTTTCCATCCATTTTGGTTTAATACTATATCATTAAGGTTATAATTTGTACCCTCTACGATTAAATCTTTATTAATCTTCATAAGTTCGCCAAAAGGCTTGCTCATCACGAAATGTTTTTATTCAGCATCACGCCATCTTCCAATGGCTATAAAACCTATAATAATAGATGTTGGTTTATTAGCTTGTTCACACCAGCAATTTACTCTTGCACTTGTCGTCCCTTTGCTTTCAAACCAGCACCAGTTTCCTGCATAATAAGCTGTGCTTCCAGCATAACTTCCAACAATTCTATATGCAGTATCTTTATATGGGGTTCCGTCGTTTGCTAAATTAAAATCAGCATAAGCTCTATTCCCATTCCAATTTAAAGTTACGCTTCTCCAACCCCAACAAATCATCATATTTCCAAATTTAAAATAATTTTGATTAGATGGGACTTCAGGTTCTACTCCAAAAGGAATATCTTCTAAAGAGTAATTTGTATCGCCTACAAAAAAGTCTTTATTAATTGTAAATTTAGCCATAATGTTCGGCTATCAGCCTGTGTGTGTGTTATTTCCAAGTTCCTATTGCAAAAATTTGAATACTATAACGCTGATTATTTGGGTCTGGTCTCATTAGTCTTATAGTCCCACAAGATGTTTCACTAGAACTAATGATATTAGCCCACCACTGATTTGAGCTGCTTGTAACTTGAACATTACCAATACTTGAAAAAGTATATGCCCATACCCCAGCAGAAATATCAGAATAATAAATACCAGCACTCCATAATCCTGGATTAGATGGCAAGCCACTAAGATTCTTATAGCATATTAAAAGTCCGTTATTAAATTTAATATATGAACCATTGGCTGAGCCCGGATTATGATTCCATTCAAGTATGTCTGAATTATTGATTACATTTCCAGTGTCTCCTACTAAAATGTCTGGATTTATTTTTAATGCCACTAACACACACCTCCTTCATATAAAAAAGAAGGAGTGACTAAATAGCCATTTCCTCCCTTCTGAAGGTCATTTTCATTTCGTGTATAGGAAGCAAGGACACAAGAACACAAGCTCTGCTTGCATTCCAGAAGCTGACGCTTCCAGTGGATTTCGCCCCCCCCCCCGCACTCAAATGCGGAGTTTAACATTGTCTTGGTGTCGGCAAAACGGCTAGACATTAAGCTAGCGTAGTTGCCTTCACCTCCTTTATAAGAGCGACTGCTTGCTGAATAAGGACGTGAAGCAAGTTCACATCCCAGTCTACGACTATTCGAGCGTAGCTGCCCCCCCCCTATGATATTTTCACTTGTGAAAGATGAAGAGATTAGATACTCTTCACCTCTCTTTCTATTGAAGTCGGAATTGCTTGAAGAGTAATTATACTCTTGACGCAAATCCTCCTTCCTTTGTATATTTCCATTCTGTGAAGCGAAGCTTGTTCGCCCCCCCCCTACAGGGGAGAAGAATGATTTAATTAGGTCACGGATAAATCCGCAACCATTTTTTAATTCTAACATAAAATTATTCTCCTTTCATTCAGCTCATCTTATGATGAGCATAAACGACTATCAAGTCGTTTTAATTTGCTTTAAATAAATAACTTTCAGTCCAATTACCTGTACTTGGTAAACATCTTAATTGAACTATTCCTGTAGCACTACTTACAACTATACCAGTTGCAGCCTCTAATGCTGCAGCATTTGCATATTCAAAATCACTAGGATGTTGTGCATATGTTAAATGTACTGAATAAGTTCCATTATCACTTGCATATAGTTCTGGAACACTACAAGGTGAACCTGGGTTATCAGCGTCTAAGAATGCTAAAAATTTAGCAGTATCAATATCTAAGATAATTCCATTTTCATCGTTATATACACTTATTCCATTACCAGTCCAAGCTCCTGCACTTGCTACGGCAGTCGTACATTTCCATAATTTACCTTTATATACAACATAATCACCAACAGCATAAGTGCTACTTGTTGAGAATGTATCTACATCAAGACCAAGTATATGTCTTAATGCTTTATCTAGGTTATAAGATGCTTTTGCACTTGAATATTCTGTATAAGTAGAAGCACTATCAATTTTCTCAACTTTATTATCAATAACTTCCATAGAGAATCTTATTTTATCTCTTAAGTTTTCTTGATAGAATATTGTTGCAGTTAATGGTAATGCAGAATTAATAAACTCTTCAGTACCATAGTTTGATATTTCATATGAATAAGAAACGTCTTCTAAATTATATTCAACTGTATTAATACCATAATAAATCCAGCTTGCATCATATAAATATGGAACTCCTAATGCTTGAACATTTGCTAAATTTTCAGCACTATATTCAATTCTAGTTGTTCTCTTATACCATTTAAGTTCTTCAAAATCTATTTCATCATAGTATTGAGCACCATCGTCTAAGTTTACTAAACCATAAGTTGTTATTACATCTCCGTTTTCATCAGTGTATGGAATAGGTAATGTATAATCAAAATAAGATTCATATACATCATCATTTACTGCTTCCCAAGTTAAGTGGCAGCATAAGTTATCAATGTCACTTGTCGCAACAACTAAATATCCAGGATTATTTGGATAATAGTGTGATTTATATGAGTCATTAACTAAAATGTCAGCCCATTCAGATGATGAAACTGTACTTAATAATGTAACAGTGCTTGATGTAGTTGGGATAGTTGCACTATAACCAACTCTAACAGTAGATGAAGGTGTTTCATTATAAATAGTATAAGTTTCTCCTCCTATACATTTAAAATAAATTACATAATATCCAGTTGCTGCACTTATTGCACCAGATGAATTTAATGTGTAATTTCTAAATATTTGTGAGCCATCTTTATTAAATTGGTTCATTCCAACACTATATAACCCAGTTGGATTTGCAGTTTGAATTACACCTACTTGTTCAGCAATAAATACTATTTGAATATTGTCGTCAATTGCTGCAGTTCCTCCTGTAATTGTAATTCCATAATCAGCAAGTGTTATTGCAGTGTTATTTAACATCCAGTCATTAGATGTATAAGATATAGCAATTGTGTCTCCAACAGATTCAGAGCCAGTTGTTGAAATACCATAATTACTCATAGAAATTGAGGCATTATTGTAATACCAAGAATTACTTGTATAATAAACAGTAATTGTTGTTCCACTTGTTTCGGTTCCTTTTGTTGTAATACCATATTGACTCATTGTTACATTTGTTCCATCTAATTGCCAATTTGAACCATTATATGTAAATGTATAAGTATCTGGTGTTTCATTTACTTTGTTAACAAATGTTGATTGTGTAAAAGTTTGTATAACACTAGATGTATCTACTGGTGAAACAACAGCAGTATAAGTAAATGTATATGTTCCAGTTGCTTGACTTACATAATTAGCAAAAGTGCTTTTATTTAATGAATATACTAAAGCAGATGAATAAGTAATTGTTGGAGTGTATATAAAATTATATGTTCCACTTGTACTTATTTGACTTTTAAATGTACTTGTATCAACAGTTACAGAAGTTACACCAGTTGTAATTAAGTTATGTGTTAGACTTTCTTCTATAGTTGAAGATTCAGTTGTACCAATAAGTTTCTTTAATGTTGCATATCCATCAGTAACATCAAGTTCTCCACCAGTTGAACGATATTGCCAAGTATCTGTATCGTTTATACCGTCTGGTGAAACAAGGTTATTGGCAAGTCCAACTGTGACACCAGGATAATTTCCATCTGGGTCTATTTCTGGATATACTTGTTGAGTTTTTTCTTTATCATTATAAAACTTAACTGTAGCCATTAATTATCTCTCCTTTCTTTTATTTTATGAAATTTCATAATATAATCCTGTAACGACTTCTCTGTCGTCTACATATAAACTTCCACCTTCTTGAGAAGTAGAAGTTACATATTTTATTCCTGTATATGTGCTAGACAAATAACTATTATATAAATTACCTTGCCCAGCAGCAGTTGTTTGAACTCCTGTTAAATAATATGTTTGTTGTGGACTAGCTAAAGATGTATTAACACTACCTGTAGCAGGAGCATACAAATCAGTTGCTGTTCCATCTATAGTTATAGTACCTATTTTTTCTCCAGAAGTTAAATTCCTACTTATAGAAACCTCAGATTTTTCATCTATCTGTGTTTGTAAAGGGTCTAAAGCCTTCCAATGAGCTGCAGTCCACGCTTCTGCGGTAGTTATTGCTTTCAATTATTATATAATTTGTACCATCATATACAAAACCGACTACTTCTCCTGCACTCCAATAATATCTGGTTGTTTTTATTGTACCTACTCTAGCAATATCTTTTGCTCCAGTACCATTAACATTTAATGTCGCAGTACCATTATACTCATTGGCGTTGGTAAATTTGACATAAATAACTGCACCAGTTGCTAAAACATAATTACTACAATCAACAACTTTTGCGGCAGTCCCTTTTGCCGTACTACAAGTTCCATAATAACCTGAAGTCGCATCTAATTTCTTTTTGTCTGCGGCTGATAAAAAACCAGCTGCAGACGTTGTGGCTGCATCGTGAGTATGATTACTCAATGAAAACGATGAACCTAATGTATAAGTTAAAGTGTCGCCTGATATGCTAACTGCGGTTACTGCATTCCCAGAACCGCTTGAAGTGGCGGTTTTAAGAAGCTTTCTTGTAGAACCATCAGCAACATTATCAAGACTATTTAATGTACTTAATAGTTGCATTTAGCCACCTCCTTAATTAGCCGATTACTACAACTCTATAAGTAGCTCCTGTTGCAGGTGCACTAGCGAATCCGATAGTTACAACTGAAGTGCTAGTTCTTGTTACATCAACAATTACTTCTTCATAACTTGTACCATCATATACTTGAACTGTTACATCTCTACTACCTAAATTATGAGTTATAGTAAAACTTGTTTTACTTGCATCTCCTGTTATAGTAGCAGCATATTTCTTTAAAATAGTTACAGCACTACCATATTCTGTGATATGTCCATTAGCATCTATTTTGATTGGATATACTCCAGAAGTAGATTGTGCAGTTATTTGGTTTGTATGTTTAATTTTAATAATTCCAGACTCTGTTATAGGACTTCCAGATACTGTTAATCCGCCATTAGTGTCATTTTGAACTCCAACACTTGTTACAGTACCAGTATTTGTTGTATATCCCATATCTTGAGCAGATGTTACTCTACCATAAGTATCAACTGTAATACCTTGATATGTTCCAGCAGAAACTCCACTTGTTGCTAAAGCAATAGTACCAGTAGTAGTTATTGTTCCACCAGTTAAACCAGTACCAGCAGTAATACTTGTTACAGCAGCATCGTCTCCAGATGGTACATAAGCCCAAGTTGGAGTAGTAGCAGTTGCTATAAATAAGTCTCCTACACCAGCAGCTTGACTAGCATAAGTTCCTTTAGTTACAACTTTATATGTGTCTCCAATAGTTACTCCGCTAGTTGGTAAAGAAGTTCCAGCAGTTCCACCAGTACCAACAGTACCTTTAAAGTGCATTGCACCAGATACAGCCCCTAAAGCCTCACTAACAAATGATGTAGTTGCGATTTGGTCGCTACTATCACCAGCAGTTGCTTTTGGTGCAGTTGGAGTTCCAGTAAATGCTGGACTTGCTAATGGTGCATAAGTTGTATTAATTTGATTTCCTTCACTATCTTGTTTTGCTTTTAAAGTATAACCAGACGTTCCATCTGTATAAGTAGTATCTTTAAATGCGTTTTCTGGTAATTTTGAATATTTACTTGTAGTTGCATCCCAAACATAATCATTTGTTGCTACGGCTGTAGATGATTGATTTGCAGAACTAAATGCAGGAAGTAAACCTGCTGCAGTAGTTGAAACATTTCCTAAAGCAGTTCCAGTTTCTGTTATATGTCCGTTTGCGTCAACTTTTATAGGATAAATTCCAGAAGTTGTAACGGCAGTAATTGTATTTGTGTGGTCAACAGTTATTGTTCCAGATGATGTTATAGGATTACCTGAAATAGATAATGAGCCATCTGTATTAGCCGCATCAACGCTAGTTACTGTTCCACCACCAGTTCCCATTTCATTCCAATCTGTTCCGGTATACACTCTAAATCTATTTGTTGTAGTATTAAAATATACCTGACCTGGCTTTGGATTGCTTGGGTTTGCTGCTAAATTTTGGATTATAGCATTTTGCAATTCATTTTTATTTAAGTTAATATCAACTAAAAAACTTTTTGCCATATTATTTTACCCCTTTCGTTTTAATTATTTAATTTTATGGCTACTTCATCTCCAGCACTATCAATAATAGAAACAGCAGGATATTTATTTAGGTTGTGTACTATGACCCATTCATCTGAAGCTTCAGTTTGATTGTGAACATAATTTAAATCTGCAACATCTATTCCTAAATCTTCAGCCGTTTTATTTCCTTCTAATGTGACTCCATTTATTTTTGGTTTATTTGTTAATTTATTATAATTATCTGAAACATTTGGTTTTGGACATCTTATTTCTACATCTCTAATATTTCCCACTTCAATAACTTCAGATTCTACACTTGGATTTATTTTTCCTAAATCTTCCCACATTGTTCTTTCATCCATTATTATTCACCTGCCTCTATATGAAATGTGCTAGGTGCAATAACTTCATAAATATCTTCAGTGTCTTCTGGTAAAAATTTAACATTATATCTATAAAATCCCACGTCTAGTTCTTCAGTATCAGAGGGAATAAATGAAAAAATATTATCTCCAGTAACTTCTTTTTGTATTACTATTTCATCATTATTTCTATAATCAAGAACCGTTAAAATTAATTTATCACCATCTGATAATTCATAAGGACAAACTTTTCCAAAAGCAAATAAGATTTCAATATTCTTATTTGTTCCTTTAAATATAGAAAAATTCTTTCTAAATCTTTTACTATTCATTCATTTTCCCCCTTTCTAATCATATTTATTAATTGATAAAATCCATTCTCCATTTATTTTTACATAAGCCTTCTTT